GCCAAAAATTTCTTTATACGTTGTCATAATTAACTCGTTGTTATATCCACTATATTAAGTGATGTTGTTTCACCTGTAAATTCTTCTGTTGCAGCAGTAAGAGAAGGTGTTGATCCAGCAAAAGCTAAACCAGCTGTTTGTGTTCCAGCTGCACCACCATATGCTCTTGCAGTCCCCATATTAGGTCTAGTTGACCAAGATGTTCCGTCATATCCTTCAGTCGAACTGACACGACCAGGATTTGAACCACCAGAAGCTAATGCCGCTGTTTGAAGTCCCATTCCATATATACCGTTTCTTGCAGTAAGTAAACTTCCACCAGTAGTCCAAGACTCTCCTCCATACTCTTCTGTTGCAGAGCTATTAGAGGTTGCAAATCCACCAAAAGCTAAACCTGCAGTTTGCGTACCTGCTGCTGATAATGATCTTCTAGACACGCTTACAGCTCCACCAGTAGTCCAAGATGATCCGTCATATTCTTCAACAGCGGTTGTATTAGAAGGCGGTGCGTAACCTGCTATTGCAAGACCTGCTGTTTGAGTTCCAGCTCCAGCATGAAGTCTTCTTGCTGTGCTCATATCATTTTGTTCACTCCACGAAGAACCATTCCATTCTTCCGTTGCACCTGTAGGAGCTGCTCCTCCTCCTGGATCTGAGTCACCACCAAAAGCCAAAGCTGCTGTTTGAGTTCCAGCTCCAGCTAAAGAATCTCTTTTTGTTTGTAGGGTAGGAGTTTCAGTCCATGAGGTTCCATCATATGATTCACTCTTATTACCAGCTGTACCAGATCCAGGAGGAGCTTCTGATCCAAAACCTAAAGCTGCTGTTTGAGTTCCAGCTCCAGCTAGTAGATCTCTACCAACATTCATATTTCCACCTGCTGCCCATGCTGCGGCTGTGATTGTATTTGTTCCAAAATTGTATTCTTCTGTTGTTGATAAAGTAGTTGCAGTTGCACCCCCTGCAGTTGATGCGGCTGTATTAGAACCAGCACCAGTACCTTGAATACCAGATCTTCCTGTACCTAAAGTTGCAGGATTTGCACTCCAACTAGTTCCATCATAATCTACAGTCGTATTTAATCTTGTAGGAGAAGGAGTTCGTCCTCCAAATGCTAAACCAGCAGTTTGTGTTCCTGCTCCACCTTGGCTAGCCGTGCCTACTAACAAAGAACCTCCAGCAGTCCAGTTAGTTCCATCATATTCAAAAGAAGCTGTAGATGCAGGTTGTGTAGTATTAGCATCCGTGTATCCTCCAAAACCTAAAAAAGCAGTTTGTGTTCCAAGTCCTCCCAAAGTTCTAACAGTTGTTGGTATTACAGTAACTGCTGTCCAACTTGACCCATCGTATTCCTCTACATTATTTGATCTATAAGGACTAGATCCTTTTGTACCACCTACAGCTAAAGCTGCTGTTTGAGATGCTCCTACAGCAGAACCTGCTTTATATCTTGCTGTTCCTAAATTATTTTGTTCTGACCAGGCAGACCCATTCCACTCTTCGGTGTTTCCTGTTGTTGGAGGAAATCCTCCAAAAACTAAACCAGCTGTAGTAGTTCCACAACCCCCTAATTCTTTTCTAGCACCACTTGCTAAAGTTGGTAAACTTGTCCAACCGCTACCATTATATTCTAATGTATTTGCAGTAGGGGAAGGTCCTGGAGTTAAAGCTTGACCTGCAGCATATATAGCTGCATTTTGTGTTCCAAACATTGAGGCAGTTGCAGTTGCAATAAGTAAAGGAGAAGAACTAGACCATGCACCACTTGCCGTGACACCTTTTAATTTTAATTCAGTTTGATTATACCACATTTGTCCTTCAAGAGGATTATCTGGATTAGTTGTGTAGGACCTGATGTTTCGTCCTTGAATATTTTTAAATGTACTCATTTAACCTCTAGTTATTTTTTAGAAGCCATCCTTGAGTATCGTCTGTGAATACCAAAGTAAAGCCCGCTCTTTCAGTTGCTACTGTTAAGTCTGCTGCTGAACCTTGAATGTTTTTACTATTTCTTCCGATAGTTAAATTATTAGTGTCAAAGGTTCCTGCATAATCAACGACCGCTACTTCATCACCAATAGTTGGTGAACTAGGTAAAGTCAAAGTCCATGCACCACCTGATGTGTTTGCAAAAATACCTTCACCAGCTGCTGCTGTGTAAGTTGTAGTTTTAACTGCTTGCCATGAAGTTCCACCTGCATCGGCTTCCTCCCATGATAAAACTCCACCTGTTGTTGATTTTAAAAGATAGCCGTTTCCTCCTGCTACCGCGCCTGGCCACGTTATAGTGTAAGATCCACTTACTGTAGCCGCCGACTTCATTCCTATGTATGCACTGTCATCACTATCTGCTAGTCTAAGTTCTTTCTGAGAATTAATTATTAAACCTGTTCCTGCTGTCCATATTAAATCTGCGTCACCGCCAAATGAACCTGAATTATTAAATTGTACTTGTGTTGTTGAACCCCCTGGTGAAGTTGCTGCACCAAAACCAACATCATAAACTCCTGTGTTAGTTGCTACACCATCAAAATATACTAGCTTCCAACCTTTATCATCTGTTGCCCAAGTAACTGTTGCACCTGAACCTGAAGCTGCTTTTAATTGTACTGTGTGACCACCAGATGTGCCATTATTTATAAGGTAAAAATTTTCTGTAAGAACTGGAAAAGTTATAACTCTGTTTCCAGATATTGTTCCTGTAAATTTTATAACTCTTGTTGCAACAGCTGAACCAGTTCCACCATCTGTTTTGTCAACAGCTTGTGTTCCAGCACCGCCTGCGATTGATAGTTCGACATATCCACCAGAGATTTGCTCTATGATATTTAAATTTGTATTTGTTTTTGTTCCCCAAGTACCAGCGTTTTCGCCAGTTGCCATTAGCTCTACGCCGAGAGGTGTGTATGTTGAAGCCATTCTTTAATCTCCTAATTATTCTTATTAATATTGTGTTTTGTATAGCAAGTCAACATCATTTTAACCGGTATGTGTTTTATCCGTATATGATGCGCTTGTGTTATGTGTCTTATTTGAATAAGACGCAGAAGTATTATTCGTTTTTATACTGTACGACGCGCTAGTATTATAGCTTAAATCTCTAGTATATAAAGGTGAAACTTCACCTAATGAAACAGTTGCAGATTGACCAGTTAATCCTACAATTTGATCTGGAATAGTTAAAGTTCCAATACCAGATGTTGCAGCAAGTCCTGTTAATCCTACAGCTTGGTCTGCTGGATCTAAAGTTCCAACACCAGAAGTCATTGCTTGACCTGTAGGAATTATTGTAACACTAACCGGTATAGTTAAAGTTCCTAAACCAGATGTTGCAGCAATACCTGTTAATGATACGTCTTCATTTGGAACAGTTACACTACCTAATGCAGAAGTTGCACCTATTCCAGATGGAGTAATTATAACTCCTGACTCAATAACAAATTCTCCTACTGCGGATGTTGCAGCAAGTCCTGTTAATGGAATTCCAACGTTTGGTATTGTAGGTGTACCAACTGCAGAAGTTGCTTCTAAACCAGTTAGACCCATTACTTGATCTACAGGAGTTATTGATCCTACTGCTGATGTTGCACCTAAACCAGTTAGACCCATTACTTGATCTGCTGGATCTAATGTTCCTACTGCTGATGTTGCTGCTTGACCTGTTAAAGTTTGAGATACTGAAACGTCAATTGTTAAACTACCTAAAGCTGATGTTGCTGCTTGACCTGTTAAGTCTACAACATTTGAAATAACATTTGTTACTGAACCTAAATTTGTAGTTGCACTAACACCTGTTGGTGTAACAATAATATTAAAAGTACCACCCCAAACTTGTGATCCCCAATTATCTCTACCCCAACCTGTATCATAGTAATCGGCATCACCCCAATCAGCTTGACCCCATGCTGGATGACCCCAACCTTGTAAAATATTTTGATCTAAATCACCACCAGTATTCCACGAACCTGCACCCCAATTTACATTGGATGCGTTCCATGTTGTAGGGTTAACAATGGCTTGTTGACCCGTTACTGATACTGTAACGTCAGCCATGCTTTACTCCTATGCTATTCTGATAATTGCGTCTGATGAGTCAGCTGTTGGAAACTGAATTGTAAAAGTTCCGTTAGTTGCAGTTTTATCTCCACCAAAATCTATACAACAAACTGATGGGTCTCCTGAAGCAGAGTCATTAAAAATCATACATCCTCTTGCTGTAAAAGAAGCTGATGTCCAAGATATATCTGAAAAGTCACAGACTGCTGTTGTACTTGATGCAACAGGTGTTACACTTGTTAATGCTTTTCCTTTAGCACTGTAAGCTGATCCTGATGTGTTAGATATTTCTTCTGAAGTTGTGTACGCAGTTGTACCCGCACCTAAACTAGCATCACTATCGTAAAGTGCTATGTTAAATGTATTACCTGATGATGCAGTAAAATTATGTACTGCTTTTAATATTTCTACTTTGAAACTTGTGCAAATTGCCGATGTTATTGCCATAATTTTTTTCTCCTAATTACTGAGGCGCTGACTCGATTGGTATTCTTAATGTTCCATCCGTGTAATCGTCTCGTCTTCTTCTTCCAATTTGCATTGCTGCAAACTTTTGTACTTCAGTTTTATACTTCTGTTCGTATAATGTCAACATATCAGTTGGACCTTTTAAGAAAGTAAATGCTTCTGCTAAACAAGCATATAAAAGCCCATTAGGGAAATATTGACTAACATATGTAGTAGTATTACTACCACTTAAAGCTTGTGGAAGTTTGTTATAATGAATTATATATTGATAATTAGCATTTGGTGTAGGAGCTAAATACATACCTCCTGATGTGCTAGAAGACACTCCTGTAGCACCACCAAACATAGAATAATATTTAGGGTATCCTGTAACATCTGCTCCTGATGCAGTAGAACCTTTTGGTCCTGTTAAGTTACCAATATACTCTGATATAAAAGTTTGATCACGTCTCTCTAACCACTGACCTTGTTCATTAGTATTTGCAGTAGATGGAAATACTTGTACACCTCTTACAAATAAACATTCAGCAGGTACGTTTATACTTTGTGTATCTGTTGCAAATTGTGCTTGTGCTTGTTTCCTGTCAGAATCCATAGGTATATCAGATGCAATTCTGTATTCTGAATTCATGATAAATTGATCTACAATAGTAGATGTAAAAACATTGGAGTCTACTTCTGAGTAGTCTCTAATTGCAGTCGTTAATGTTGCGTATGTAAATCCAGCCATAATTAACCTCTATCATTTACGGGTCCAATTGTACACTGAAAACCGCCTCCTGTTTGTGCACTTGTAGCATTAGAAACTAAAGGTACTGTTAATGAATTATATTGTGTTTCTGTTTGTGATGTTTTAGGACCTACTATTACTGTTGTTCCAATTGCTGTTGCAAGATAGGATCCATAAATTTTTGCACCAGAAGTATGAGCAATAGCTGTAGTGTTAGCTAAAGTTTTTCCTCTAAATGGTGCAGCTGTTCCACGTGTACATCCTGTTAATGTATTTGTAGACCTACCTGTATATTGAATAGTTTCATTTGCATATGTTCCAACTAATAATGGATTAGTAATTACACCCGCTGTTAAATCAGCTTGTGTGTAAACTTTTTCTATAACAATATATCCTGCTGTTGGAAATTCAGATCCATCAGTTAAAATAATTGATGTAGCAGAATCACTTATGTTTCCATTTAAAGTTGTAGATAATTCTAAAGTTGTAATTGCAACTCCACCTACAGTTTGTTTTAAATCACTAAATCTTACGTAAGATGTTCCTTCATTTAAACCATTGTTTGGGAAAGAAACACTTAAAACTTTAGATGCTGCTGTTGTTGTAAATGGGTTTTCTGGTAAAATATCTTGCACTGCAAACTCTACTCTTGCAGGTCTTGCGTGTAATAATCCTTGTGGATCAGCTCCTACTGGATGTGGTTTTAATTGAGGTTGTTTAGGTTCAAATTCAGATGTATGTACCCAAGCACCAGTCCATTCTTGCACCATTTCTCTATATGGAAATGCTGCTCCTGATCTATCAGAGATCGCTAATGCTCTACTACCTTTTGCAAATCTAGCCATTATACGTTTGGATAGTATGTCTTCGGAGTAATAAATGTGCTAGCTGCAGAACCATCTTCCGATAATGCTCTAGCTAATTCATCCTCGTACAACAACTTCATCTCCTGTGTTCTTTGTGGTGCAAACTTCATAGATAAATAATACGATAGTCCTGAAATCATACATGGTACAAATCTATAAGGTGCATCACTTGCGTTAGTATATGCTCCTGCATCTTGAATTCTTCTTACATAATAAACACTTAAAAAATTTGATGCAGCAGTTGAGTTAGGTAAAGGATAAATAGTTAATGTAACTTTATCTATAAATCTTTGTACCCAAAATTGAGAAGGTGTTCCATTAGATGCTTTGTTTGCTGTTGCAGCATATGCATCTCTTGCAACTTTAGTTAAACCGGTATCTGATTGAGAAGTTGTATTATAATTTTGTCTATAAGAAACATTTAAAATATCTGAAATACCATAAACATTTGCTGTTGGAACAGTTGTTGCTTGTGGTGGTTCACCACCTCCAGGCACGTCTGTAGAGTTTCTATAAAAAGTATAAACACCCGATCCTTCAGCCGTAGCATCAATATTAGTTGTTGAACCTACAACTAAATTAATATTAGTATTTCCTACTTCCCAAAAATGTATTCCTCTATTACCCCATTCTTGAAAAAGAATGTTTAAAGATCTTCTTGCAGTTTTTATTTGATGTCCTGCAGTACCAACTAAACCGATACGTTCATATGCATCTGCAATAATTTCATCTATCGAGAAATCCTGATCAAATGAATATGATGAGGAAGTAGTATTAGCCATTGGCTACTCCTTTAAAATGTTCCTATTACGTAACAAAAATCACAGTTAGTAAGATCTACGTAAGCTCCATCATTACAATAAATACCAGCTCCTGGTAATTTAAATTCTTGAACAGCGTTATCGGCTGCTGCCCATTTACCATGAAAAACTAAATTTTTTGCTGTTGCACTTCCAGTTTCATTATAAATTTTTATTTCAGCATCTCCTCCCGTGGCCATTCCATAGATGTTCATAATATTAATTGATTTAATATTAGTAGCTGTTGATGTAGTTGGCGTATTTACTAAACTTTGTAAATTACCATCTGCAGTCAAGACAACCGATTGTCTTACTTTTGACGTTATTGACATAATTTTATTCTCCTTAAATTCATGTGGGGCCGGAGCCCCACAATAAATTAATTATTAGCTTAGGTTATTGTTTTGCATGTACAAAACAGTAACAGTAGCTGCACCTGTAGTACCATCACCGTTAGCTGCTGTATAAGTTGCAGTTACAGTTTGGTCTGATGTACCAATGTCTGTACCATCAGTTTGTATCGTGCCTCTAGTTGTAGCTAAAGCTTTTACGTTAGTAGCTGGTAAATACTCATCAGTATCACCTGCATGTCCAACTTGAACTGTTGCAGTTCCACCATCGTTAGAAACAGTTGTAACGTTTAATATTACATCTACGATTTGTGAATTTGCAGGAACTATTCCTACAGTTGTTGTAGCTGTTGCACCAATGATATCTATCACTGCTGATTGAGCCA